GATTAAGCTTCGCGACCTGTTTGAGTCTCGATCAAAGCAATCTAACGGCCGCCTTCGTTTCTTGACCGAAATGAAGAATGGCCTTGGGTTATGCGATAAGGCAGGCAACGACTACAAGGACTTTGCTGGCAATCGCATCCTTAAGGATCGTCACCTGCGCGCTGAAGATTTCAGCCTTGCGGAGCTTTGCGAAGCCATCGTAGGGCCAACTTGGAAGAACCTATTTAACCCTGACAGCCGCGAACTGGGCCGCTACACCACGGCTCGCTCGCTGGTCGAAGCAGCCGGTGGCAGCAGGGCCCTGATTGAGTCAACGGGCGTTGGTGTTGATCCAACTGCGTTCTTAAATATCAATACTTTTACCTCCGTTGTTGGCGGTTTGGTAGAAGTAAAGATTTTGGAAGCGTTTAAGAACCCAGCGTTTATCGGCGATGCACTTTGCCCTGCAGAGCCGACTAAGCTCAACGGTCAGAAGATTATCGGGGTCAATCGTCTGGGCGACCGTGGCAAGAAGCGTTTGCCCGGTGAAGCGCATACCAGAGCTCAGTTTAACGAGCGATGGGTGCAGACACCAGAAACCCGTGAAAACGCACTCGCTGTTGACGTCTACAAAGAGACCATTTTCTACGATCTTACTGGCGACCTGATGAACGTTGCCGGATCGGTCGGAGAGGAACTTGCGTACCGTCGTGAGCTTGAAATCCTCGGACTCGTAGTAGGAGCTAGCAACAGTTTCAATTACAACGGTGTAGCGTACAACACCTACTCGACTTCGCTGGGCGCCCTTGGGTATTTCAACGACTTCAGCAACCCACTAAACGACTGGACAGCCATTCAGGCTGACATGTTGAAGTTTGCGCGCATGCAGGACCCCGGCACCGGCAAGCGCATCCTAACCATGCCCAATACGATCCTTGTCAATCCCGCTAAGGTTGCGACGGCAAACCTTATCCTGCAAGCTACTAGCACGGAGCGCAGGACCGGAACAGGATCGCCGACTCAGACGGGTAGCAATCCGCTCAACATCAGCGTCACCGGAAGCAACCCTTACTCTGGTCAATTCCAGATCCTGTCAAGCCCTCTGCTTGAGCAGGTTTGCACGGCGTCTGCTGCTGATGGTGGCCTCGCACTCAGCCAGTCGGATGCCGATGAATATTGGTGGATGCTTGAAAGCGGAAAGTCATTCCGTTACATGCAGAACTATCCACTCAGTGTTGCTCAGTCTGCGCCAAACCAGTATGAAATGCTGGATCGGGGCATTGTGGCCAGTTACTTTGCCAACGAGCGTGGCATTCCATCGGTCTGGTCCCCATGGCATATTGTTCGCAACAAGGTTTGATAGGAGGCGACTATGTCGCGCAAACAACAAGCGTTTGAGCCTGACTCTGCTGAGCAGGCTCAGTCCGTTTATCGTGCCTCGTTCATGTACCTTCCAAAAGTGACGCTTGAAGCGTGGAACGAGGAAGACGCTGCTAACAAATACAGGGACAAGTTTGACCTATGCCCGTCCCGTGAAATCATTGTGGAAAAGGTGACCAATGGCAGCCGTTGACGATCTTGGCGCGGCCATCAATCAGATCGCCGCGCAGATCAAGGATATTACGGCAAACCCTAAGCCGGACTATTCCGTCAACGGTCAGTCAATCTCTTGGGCATCCTATTTATCCATGCTGACTGAGCAGATTACAAAGCTGCAACAGACGCAACAAACTCTCGCTGGGCCGTACCAGCGAATCTCAAGGATACGCCCATGAACACCGCTATCATTTCTACCACTGGCAACGCTAGCACCGTAGTCATTACCGGCGTTGCAGGAAAGCGAATACGAGTGTTGGCGTATACCATGAGTTCATCAACGACCGCTGAAGCGCAATGGTTCTCTGCAACCACGGCACTCAGTGGCAAAATGCACATGGGTGCTAATGGCAACATTGCAATCCACCTTGGGGACAACTGGCCGTCCGGTGGGTTGCCTGTCCTGCAAACTATTGCGGGAGAAGATCTGATCCTGACGACTACTAGCACCGCTGGGGTAATCGGTGGGCATCTCACCTACGTCATGGTAAACGTCTAATGGCTAACATCTCAGTCGGGGCTGCTCAAGCACTTTCTGATCTTGCCGGTGGCGGCACTAACGGCGGATTAACTCAGGAGCAGGCGGCAAGATTCTTGTCTGCTGCCGTCCTGTTAGTCAACCGCCACAAAGTCCTTTTAAGTAAGCCTGTAGTGGCCGTCCGCACGCGGAATGGTGGCAGACGTGTGACAGGACGTTCAAGCCCCGGAGAATATCCACGGGCAGACACCGGCATGCTACGCAACGCAATTACAATCGATCCGAAAACGACTCTTGAAGAAGTCATGCGAACTGCTCACATCAAAGTAGGAATTCGCAGGCGCGCATGGTATGGCGCGTACCTAGAAGTCGTTTACCAGCGACTGGGTCTTTCGCATACACTCAGGAATATGCTGCCACAGTTGCAGGCAATTGCTGGAATGCCTTTACGTTTTGTTACCACACAACTTATGAGGGACTGAGATGGCAACGTTTAACAAGTACAATATTTTTGTCGAAAACGTGGCCGAGAAGGTACACAATCTTGGCTCAGACGTGTTAAAAGTTGCCCTGACTAACACGGCACCAGCAGCGACCGACACCGTCTGGAACACAACCGTTTATCCGGCTCCCGTAGCTGCGAACGGTTACACGGCAGGAGGTAATACTCCTACAATCACCAGTTCGTCTCAGACCTCTGGAACGTACAAGCTTGTGCTAGGCGACACCGTATTTACGGCGACGTCTGGCGGTATTGGGCCATTCCGCTATGTTGTCCTTTACAATTCAACCGCATCAGGGGCCGTCATCGGTTACTACGACTACGGGTCGTCAATCACGCTGGCCGACACCGAAACCTTTACCATCGACTTTGACGCCTCCAACGGCGTGCTAACAATCGCATAAGATTGTTTTTTGCCGTCCTTATGTTGCAAATGATGCAAAGCGTAACATAAGGAAAACAAGCAAAGAGGACGAAGTAATGCCTGAGATCGACATGGGTAACGGCAATCAGTTTGACGCTCCAAACGGGGGCGTCACTCAGGACGAACACGACAAGAACCTCGCTCAAGCTATTGAGATGCGCGAGCAGGAAGTCTACCAATACCAAACAAATATCAATAATTATTCCGCCATGCTTGCGGCCTGTATTCAGGACCCGTGGCCCCAGCGACTCCTTCCGTATCGTGGCATGGGAAGAGATCAACTGGCGCAGGCGATTGCTGACGATGACGATCTTGATCTTGCGAGTCAACTAGCGTTTCGGGATGAGCTTAGGTTTCGCATTAGGTCAGAAAAAATAGAGTGCAACAAGTCGAAAATGATGCTAGTGTCTGCCGTGGCAAGCGCAACTGACATCAACAAGATCCGCACAATTATCGCTGAACTAAAGGCCGCACGCACCACAGTATGAGGTGAGCGATGGCCAATTATGTAATTTGCAACTCATCAAACTCCCCTTACATTTTGGGGTATGCCTTTTCAGCATCCGGCTGGGGGGCTAAATATGCTAACCCGGCAACTCTATCTACACAGATAGGCGTATCAGTAGACACGTCACCAGACAACGCCACAGTTTACCTCAACAATGGGCAAGCTTGGGCGTGGACTGTCGCTTCTGGTTTTGGGACTAAATATACTAGCGCTACCAGTCCCAGTTTAGGATTTGGGCGTGGGGTAACAAGAATCGGGTCAAATGTATTTTTCTCAGGCGATGGATCGCCTTTTATATCAGCATATCCTTGGTCTAACTCTACGGGATTTGGCACAGCGTATTCTAATCCGGCTACATTGCCACCGAATGCGTCCTCCTCTGCTTACAACAACCTTGGTGGCACCTCTACGGCTGTCGCCGTAACATCTGGCCAATCACCTTTTGCGAATATTTACACATGGTCGGCATCTGGATTTGGAACACGATACTCATCCTTTAGTGGAATAAGTGGAACCGGAACTAGAGGGGTTCACTTAAATGATCAATACATGAGCATAGCTCATGGAAGCAGCCCATATACTCATGTATATCAATGGTCTGATAGTACAGGTGTTGGCACTAAATACGCTAATCCGGGCGTCTTAATGAATGGCGGAAGTTATTCCGTAGAAATGGCAATTTCAAAGACGGCTGTAGGGTTTGCAAGCATAGGTACTATTGGTGGTAGGGTTTACGCATGGTCGTCACTTGGGTTTGGAACTAGCACGGCATCAACAAGCGGAACAAACACAAACGCCTTCGCATTTGCCAAAGAGGAAGACGCCGTTTTTTTTGGAAAAAGTACGTCTCCGTATCTGTTTGCATATCCTTTTACTATTGCCGGTATAGGCTCAGTTTTCACATCGCCCACCTCTCCGGGCGGATTAGTTTACAATATAGCCACGTCCTATCCGGCATCAAACGCCTACTCCATGACGGCGGACGTTGCCTCGTTTGCACTGACAGGAATCGCATCGGGATTAAAGGCGACACGCACAGTAACTGCGGACACTCGATCATTTGCGCTGACGGGTGTTGATGCGACATTAACAAAATCAACGGCCGCTAGTTACACTCTTGTCGCATCAGTCGGATCTTTTAGCCTAGTCGGTCAATCGACTGGGTTGCCATTAGGACGCAAGGTAACGGCCGCACAAGGCGCATTTAGCCTGACAGGAATAACCACTGGGCTAAAAGCTGGACGTGTAGTCACAGCGACGACTGGATCATTTGCCCTGACCGGCATAGCGGCGGGCCTCAAAGCCACTCGCACTATTACCGGTGCAGTACGCTCTTTCGCTTTGACAGGCATTGCCAACCGCTTAGTTACCACTCGCACGATTACGGCATCGGCTGCAACGTTTGCCCTGACCGGATACGATGCCAACCTAGTCAAGACGACAGCCAAGACCCTGTTTGCGGCTACCGGGCACTTTGTCCTGACAGGAATAGCAAATCAATTCCTTCGCAGCTATGTCGTTTCGTCCTCAGCAGGCACATTCTCGCTTGCTGGTCAATCCACCCAACTTGCAACTACACGCGCCCTGACGGCCACTATTGGGCCGTTTGCGTTGACAGGCGTAGCGGCATCTCTAACTACTCAACGCCTTGTCGTATGCGCCAAAGGAACGTTCACGCTAACCGGCAACAATGCCGCTTTATTGCGCACTACGACCGCTCAGGCAGGCTCTTTTAGTCTGGTTGGGTATCCAGCCGTTTTGAGAGTTGAGCGTTCTATAGAGGCAGCACGGGGCACGTTTGCGCTCACCGGGAATACGGTGGCGCTTTCCCGCAGCTACAACATGTCGGCCACTTCTGGCGCCTTCGCTCTGACTGGCATAGCGGCTGGCCTCCGAGCCGGACGGGCTGTTGTGGCTGGGGAAGGAAGCTTTGCATTATCTGGTGTTTTAGCTCAGCTCGTTTACGGTCGTCAATTTGTATGTGGTGGTGGTTCATTCGGGCTGACGGGCACGCCCACTAACTTCCCCCGTGGCTATGTCGTTTCGTCTAGCACGGGAGCCTTCGCTCTTACAGGTATCTCAGCCCCCACTATTACTTCGAGGCGGGTCGCACCGAATTCAGGAAGTTTTACAGAATCTGGGGAAATAGTTGGCCTCTATTGCAATCGTGTTGCATTGGGAGCAACGGGCCAGTTTTTGCTGACCGGACAATCGACGGCGTTTACGTACGCTCGCGGAATTAGCGTGGGGACGGGACAGTTTGCTTGGTCAGGGGTCGGGGCCATCCTGATTGCCCCACCTCCACCCGTCATCCGCTCCATCGTGTTAGGAGAGGCAACGGTTGCACCGATCACGACGAGCGAGATTGTGGTATCATCGACTTCTGGATTGGGCAGCGATGGATCGTGCCACGACTACACATCGCTCTACTCGGAGACGCCTTGATGTCCACCTATTACGTCGGCGACACTATCCGAGTTGCAGCCACGTTTCGCAATCCAGCAAACGCTCTGGTCGATCCTACTACGGTGACGTTGACGTTTACGCTGGCAGGAGTGCCGACTGTTTACGTCTACGGCACTCATCCTGAGTTGAATAACCCTACAGTCGGCAGCTACACTCTTAATTACACGGCGGCAACTGCTGGCTCGGTTTCATACGTTTGGGAAAGCACCGGAGCGTCTACGGTGGCGCGCACTGGTGGATTTACGGTGCTAACCTCACGGGTGGTGCCGTCCAGCTTTTGGACTCCTGCTGGCGATCATCTAGTGTTCGATAATCTAGAGACCGTTTCGATTACCGACCTTTCTGGCGTCACGTCAACCGTTCTCCGAGTGTTTAGGCTGCCAGCTAATCTGGACACCGGAGGAGCCGGAGCGTTGACCGCATACGGCACAACGACTCAGTGGAACATGTGGATTCAAGAGTGTCCTACTGCGCCTGAAATTAACGCCCTGATCACTGATGCATATGGGCGCAGGTACCGAATTGATTCGGTAGTACAATCTGTGGTACAAAACATGTGGGAGATCAGTTCGACGGCTGACGCAGGGCACGCATTGTGAGTGTTTACTGGGACATCCTGATGAGCATCAAACAACGCCTTGTGGGCGTTATGGGTGACAATCACATCAAAGTTCGCAAACGTGCCATCTACTTGGAAACCGACACTCTTCCTACGATTATCATCTCGCCAGCGGCCGAAAAGATTGATCTTGAAGCGTTTAACCGGCAGGTCGCTTACTCGTACACGGTGCAAGTGACCCTAGTTCAAGCAGGCAATCGTTTATTCGAGCAGGACGTGCGCGACTGGCTCCTGCTGAGGCAGCAGATCAGGCAGGCTTTGTATCAGCCAACGTTGCCCGATATTGAGAATATCATCGGCATGGAACTGGACATGCAGCCAGCGTTTGAAACAGTCACCGGTAACACATCGAACTACGATGTTTCTGGCATGAGCGTCACCTACCAAGTCCTAGAGGAGCGCACAACATGAGCGTAGACATTAGTGGAGTCGTTGGAGAGATCAACTGGTCGCAATCTAAGACCAACACCGCATTTGTCAAAACCAAACAGGGACCGGACAAGATAACGGCGTCTTTGGCACCCAGTACTACTACATTTAATCGCATCTACGCCGTCTCAGGAACGCTTGCCGCATCAGCAAGCGTCACCATCGACTTGCAGGGTGTAACGGATTATCTTGCTCAATCGTTGACGCTAACAGGCATTATTGCAATCATGATGAAAGCTACGACAACGGACATGATCTATTCACCCGGTGCCACCAACGGGTTGACGTGGTTTCTAGGTGGCACGTCTCCGACTCTAACAGTAAAAGCTGGCGGTTTCTTTTTGGTCGGTGATGGCTCTGCTTTTACGGTTTCGGGCTCAGCCAAAACTATCAAAATCACCAATGCAAGTGGTGCGGCTTCTGGGACGTATGAATTAGCCTTAATTGGAGGACAGTAACATGCCTTTTTACTCAGGAAAGCTAGGGTCAGTTTCTGTTGCCGGCACGACGCAGCCGTTGACTGACTGGTCAATGGATACAAAGGTTGACCTTATTGACGTAACTAATTTTGGCTCCTCAGGCGTAACGGCCAACGAGGCCGGAATTGCTTCCGCCGAAATATCAGCCAGCGGTCCATATGACGGTAGCGCCGGAGCGGCTGCTGGCGACAGTGCTGTGTTTATATTGGCCGTATCGTCTGTCGTAGGCGCCCCATCGTTTACGGTTACCGCTCGCATCTCGTCAATTAAAATTGATCAGAGCGTCAAGGACGTGGCCAAGGTCAGCTACAGCGCAACGTCTAACGGCACCCTTAGCGGAATCACAGTGTAATGTTTTTCGTTGGCCGCAAAGCTGCCGTTGTTATCTATTCAGAGGATAGCAACGTGGCCCAGATCGGCAACATGACGGAGTGGACCCTCTCCGTCGATGGCGAACGTGTGGACATTAGCGACTACGACTCTCGCACCTACAGAGGCGTAGTCGGCATGCGTACTGCAACTGTGACCATGCGTGGGCCGTACCCGACTCGCACGGACGTGATTGGTCTGGGCAACTCAGTCGGATATTCCATCATGCCCGGTCACATTATCAGGGTGTTTCTGTACCTTGATGAGACAGAAGAAATATGTCCTCCGTACCAGCTACAGGTGTTGATCGACAAAATGGACCTGACGACTGATGTCAAGGGCGTCGTACAATGTACCATTAGTGCAGTATGCATCGGCAACTTTACTGATGCGACTAGCACGGATATGAATACCGAACCATTTATGTTCTGAGGTGTGTATGAGCGGTGGGACAGTCAGTCAAAGTCTAGGCGGTCAATCATCACCGATCCTTGCGACGATCGGTGGCAAGCAGTACAAGTTTGGACTATTGACGCAAAAGTCAAAGTCGGCCTTGGAGCGCATTATCCAAGATCGAGTAAGAAACGAACTGGCCGTCAGCAAACAGGACATGAGCGACGAGGAGTACCGACTCGCATACGGTGCCTACATGGACAGAATCAGCTCCGGTGCGTTTTCGTTTGGCGGTGTAATCTGCCGCACCTTCCTGACCTCAAGCTCCGGGCTTGAGGCCTTGTTGCGAGTGCTGGCAAACATTCCGGCTGAGGACGCAAGCTCCATGCTGATGGAACACGCCGAAGAAGTCGGGCAAATTATCGGACAGGTGTTCTCAGAATCTTTCCCCAAAGCCCGGAAGAATGCGGACCCTCTTCCGGGCGACGAGGCATCCGCGTAATCAATCCGCTGGCCATTTTTGCTAGCCTGACAGACGAGCCGTATTTACTGAGCATCGACCAGATTGGTGACCTGACTGATTATCAGATCTGGAGGATTTACGGCAAGGACAGAGACGAGAACGGAAGGGCACGCCCGATACCCGGATCGTTTGGATCGAGCCAGCGAGAGACGCACTTGGTAGACGAGAAGGCGCAATTCTTAAACATGGGTCTGGCGCTAGGGATCAAGCTGGAAGAACTGGAAACCTCTTGGAGAGCAAAACATGGCGGGAGGGGTTGACATATCTGCCGCCGGAGGAAGCCCACCCGCATCAGGTGGGCTCAAGCCATTAATTACGGCACTGGATAAATACCAACAGCAGCTCAACGCTGTGTCCCGTGCGCTTGAAGAAGCGGCCGCATTAGCTGGTTCAACTACAGCCAGCAGTGCGGCTCCGGTCACTACGATTGTACAGAAAGCTCAGCCTCCTTCTGTACCGTTGCCTCAGCCAAAAGTGGACCCACGATACAATCCAGACCTAGACTACGCTCTTGGCATCGGGCCGAAACCAGAGCCACCCGCCCCTATTGCTGCTCCCGTGCTGCCAGAGGCCGCTGTAGCGCCGCAACTGCCGCAACCCGTGCTACCGACCGTTCCTGTAACCGCTGCTCTCACAGAGGAAAAGACAGAGGCCCCTAAAGAGGAATCAAAAGCTGATCCGATTAAAGACGTGATGGACCAGTTCGGTTCCGTTTTTAAAGGTATTGGGGCCGAGTTAAAAACAGCGTTGACGACTCTATCGGGCATATTCAACACGGTTGGCGTGGAAGCAAAACTGCTTGCTATTGCTGCCGAATCTGTAGCAATTGCACTTGAGCCAGTAGAAGATGTATTCGACGCACTTTCTGATGCGGTTCGTCCAATTGCAGAGGCGTTTAAAGTGCTGCTCAGTGTCGCATTGGCCCCTATCGTGGGCGTGCTTAAAGTATTCGGAAGTCTTCTCAAGTTGCTTACGTCAATCTTGAAGCCGGTTATTGCCATCGTTAACGGTTTCGGCATGATCGTAGACGCAATTGCAGAGGTGATTGAATCTATTGGAACACCAATGGAGATCGTCGCCATACAGATCGAAATGATCGCTGAGGTGTTTGCGTCAATCTTTGGCAACGTGGCCACAATTGCTAAGTCCATGAAAGCCCCTCAGGTTGCGATTCAAGACGCTTTTAAGAACGTCAAGTCTACCATCGCTGACCTGCTAATCAATCCGATGGGGGCCATTCCCGACCTAATGAGCCGCATTCGTGAAGCTATCGACACGTTTAACCCCGGAGCGATGATTGAGTTTGACTTGGCGATGCGCGACCTGATGGCTGTGTTTGGCGAAGCCCTGCTCCCAGTAGTCAAAATTGTTACCGGTGTTATTCGCAAGTTTGCCGACACGCTCCGACCAATACTGCAAAAGTTAGAACCCGTGTTTGCAAAGCTTGCTAACACAATCGGCAACTTCCTCCTGATGAACATTGACAAGTTTGCCGAAGCTATCAAAAATCTAATCCCGCTGCTTGAAATGTACATGAATCGTATGCAAATGGATCTTCAATTTCAAAGACAAAAACAAGAAAAAGCCACGATGAAAGCCGACCCATTGTCTGAGACGCTTAAGCGTGCGGCAACGGCAATGGCCCCACAAAAAGGCATGCTTGGTGGCACGTTTGATCGGAGAGACGAGGCCGTAAGAATTGAGTGGGACATCAAGGTTCCAATGATGAAAGAAATTGATGCGTTAAAAAAACAGGGATTAGGAGAGGAAAGCCCTGAGATCAAAAAGAAAATGGGTGAACTTGAGGCACTTGGAAAGCTACAAAACAAACTGTTTAACGAACCATTATTAAACAAGCGTGCAGAATTCTTAAAGGCAGTTCCGGCAGATGAGGCGTCAAAAGATACCAAGTACACGGAAGCTAAGAACAAAGCAGATATTGCGGCGGCTACTTTGGAAACCAAAGCAAAAGCTGGAGTTAAGCCTTCTGATCTCGGCCCAGCAATGAAAGATTTAGCCGACTCACTGGGAGGGCTAGACGCTGAGATGGATCGAATGATACAGGCTCAGGCTGGCAAAGGCTCCGCACAGGGCCTTGCAGCCGCGCAAAATCCTGCGTTTAAGTCCATAGCCGACCTGAGTCGAGAAACGATCCTAAAGGCATTTACGGCCACTAGCAGCCAAGCTCAAATGAAGGAGCAGCAAAACAAGAAAGCCGTGGATAACGTGGCCAATCTTCCAAACATTATTCTCCAAGGTGTTCAAGCTGGAATGAAAGCCGCAATGGAAGTGCAGCAAGCCGTGGCGGCTCCTGCTCCAGTAGCTCCAGCTCTTCCTGCACCAGCGGTCGCAAGGTAACAACATGCCACCACTAGACAACATCAATGCTGCCACAGAGAGGATCGCCAGCCGATCTGTTAGCAACTCAGGATTTAGTCTGAGCGAGGGCGCACGGGCCTCGATGAAACTGATTGTTACAGAGAACAAACTGGAGTCCGCAATCAAGGAAGCAATGGGGTCAGCAATCCCTTTGCTAGCCGGAATTCAGCGCAAACTTCCAGTTGCGCATCCGCACTGGCAATGGTTGTTCTGTGAGCGTATTAGCAACATTGAGGGCGTGGAATTTGACAGCAAGATTGATGCGACTGAGGAAGACGTCTTCTTTGACACTCAGCCCGAAGCCCCACCTTTGACCTATTACGCACGATACAAACGTTACGAACTTTCGTTAGATTTTACTGCTAGGCCGTATGCCGTTTTGCCCGACTCTTCAATCAAGACGTTTACCGAAACTTGGACTACTGAGGCGGGTGCTGTCGAGATCAAGGAATACGCTGAGGAATTTCGACGATACACCGAATACAGACGCACACCGTCCAGTGAGTTTCTGACCGCAGAAAACGGTCAGATGATCTGGAAGATGGACTCTAACCCGACACCTCCACCAACAGTTACGTTGCAAGACAAAGCCGTAGCTGGCGGACAGCTCCGTATGCTAATCCGGTCAGCTCAGATTGAATACAAGTTTTACGAGGTGCCGTATACGTTTATTACAAGCCCTAACTCGTTTATTGCGCGGGCCACTGGTCACGTCAACATCTTTGACTGGAATAATCACAAAGCTGGATCGCTCCTGATGCTAGGAGCGGCGGTAGACAGAGTTTATACTCCAATATTTCCTCAATGGATTGAGACGGCGGGTGGTGGATACATTCCGAGTCAGCAAAAGCTGTGCGACATTACGTTTCAAATGCTAGAGCGAGATGAACCTCCAGCCATCGCTTACGCTGCCGCAACCGGCAACGATGTGGCATACGGCCACAACCTACTGTTTAATCCTCAGACGGCCAAATGGTACTATGCCGTCAACCAAAACACGGGAAAGCCAACGTACCCAGCGTTCCCGTTTTCGCTCCTTTTTGCCAACCCGGATCAATAACATGAGACTTGTATCCGCCGATCCAAAGACAATTGTCAACACAATCCCCGGTGGATATTCCGTTCGTTACGTTCCAGACGAAAAGATTCACGCCAAAATTAATGGCTCCTTTACAATTGGGGCTATTACATTCTACACATGGTCAGAAGTGCGCGCATTGCTGGACGGCTCAGGCTACGAGGTCGTCACTGGTGGGCGCACTGGCACGTCTACGGCCGCATACGCCTCCGAAATCAATGGCTCGTCCAGCGTGTCGACAAACACCATCGTAGTCCTGTACAAACGCATCATCGCAGATACCACTTCGTTAGGAGCGGGTGGATCAGTAGTGGCGATGTACGAATTTGCTGTTGGGGGTGGTGGAAGCGGAGGGGCGGTCAGTAGCGTCCAGTGCGTCGGCAATATCCTCTACGTGACCTACGGGTGACCTATGCCAACGACAGTGCCGTTTACATGCTACAATTTTCCCGGCTCTCAAGGCGAGACGGCGTTGCCAAAACCTTGGCCATGTTGCGGCTGGGCTAACCCTCCAGCCTCGTTATCTGGCACATACCGGTGTACATCTACTCCCACGTTTCTGTGCGGCGGAGAGCCGACTACAACAACTGCGTTTACTTTGCTACGCAACAATTTGTGCGGGGCGGTATATCTGTACAATGCCGTTGGTATCAACTTTTACATTAACATCACGCTATCACTTTGCACTGAGCCAACAGGGGCGATTGTTGGAAGCCTTGGAAGCCCCGGCCCCGGAATATGGACGCCCGACTCTACAGGTAACGGCTGCTCGTTTGTTGGCGGCGTGTACAATTTCGTCCTTGGCGGCACGCTCCAAAATGGTGGGCAAGTCCTGAGGATTGACTTTAGTTCGGTGAGCATGTGAATGGATTTACGGCTAACGCAATAGTGCCCGCAGACTGTTATCGCAAGGTGACGGCTGGTAGTGCGTTTCCTTCCGTCTCAATGCACGTTCTCATTCAAAGTCGTGAAACGACCATGCCTGTGACTGATCAGTCAGGGTATTGCGGCAACGTAATGATCCCTGAGTATTCGACGGCCGCAGACACAATGGACGCCGTGGTGTACGGCACCGATACAAGCACGATCTCCATACTTTCAACCTTGAAGTTTGACCTTGCCAACGTGTCTACATGGGATCCGGTGGTAACAACGCCGTATCCCGGTCAGCCTGCATACACCGTGACTTTCTACGGACCTCGCTTTAAGTCACCGTCTACATACATTCGTCTGACTAAGCGAGATCAGGCGACTTCGCCATTTGAAAATCTTAGCGCCGTCAATTGGGTAGACGCTACAGACACAACGTGGGGTCAAGACTGGCTGGGAAACCTTATGCCCGGTGGATGGTGCTACACTAATCGTGGCGTATTAGAGCCAATGAATGGGACAACGTACTGGGAGGATGCCCGCAAAAGCACTGACCCACTCAACCCGGTTGACAGGACAAGCGCCACAACGATACACCAAAATTGGATGCCATTCTGTAACGCAATAAACGTCTACGACGCTTCCGGTACATCTATTGGAACATTTGATGGTCTTGCCTTTATGGTGTTCTGGAATCTTGCCGCAGTTAAAGATCCACGTTACCCACCAAACGATGCTGTCGATCAAGTAACGATTCCAATTCCAAAACTAAGCCCATTCAAACAGCTCCTTAGCTTTGAGGTCTGGATTTACATGACCGCTAACCCAACGACTGCTGGGTCGTTCAAGTCGCCTCGTATTGCTCGTGTTCGGTATTGGACTTACACCCGCCCACGAGGAGACGGCAATTCACCGTTTGACCCGTACCTGTTTTTCAACGCCACCGTAGGAATTGCCGCATCGCTTATGATTCCGATCACTTTTCAGCTATTAGACAACGCCAACAACCCAACGCATCTTGCTACAAAGACTCAGTATCTGGCGTTGTCCGGTCTTAAGTTTGCGGTAGGTGCATAATGCCAACAATGACTGCTGCTAAGGGCACGTTTATTCTAAACGGTCAAGCCATTCAGTTTATCAAACGGTTTCAAGTTGCGCAGGACATATGCGCAATCGCTCCGACATACAGCACTCCGGTCACGTTTGATTGCTCGCTTGCTTGCACGGCTATTGGTTGGCCAATGCAAATGGGCGTGTTAACAATGAACTTTTACACCGACGACCCGCTGTGCCCATCAGCAGGTGTGCATTCGTCTTTATACATTCCGGGCCAAATTGTTTTGCCGCTCGCCTGTATTCCCGGCAACCCATCGCCTGAAGGAGTGTGGCAAGGTCGATCGTTCTTCTCGTCAGTACTAATTTCGGGGCCGCCTCAGTACGGCATGTCGTTTCGGTTTCAGGCTGTCATGACTGTCGAATTAGACGCTAGCGTGACCGTGTCCGTAACCATGGAAAGACTTGTTCCAAACTCTGAATTCAGTCCCCCTCCGTCAGACGGATCAAACGTCTACGTTACCTGCGCAACGTGGTCGCAAAACCTAGTGCGGTATCTGGCACCGGGAGCGGATCCACTCGCTCGCAACATTAATTGGACCATGACAAACTCTTCCTCAGTTGCAGTAGTTCCAAGCGGCACTTATTGCCAAACAGACATTCACTCAGCGACCATGAGCGTAGTGTTAATTCCGTTCAAGTTGGGTTGCAACGGGATGGCTGACAACGTCACTCCAGCCGACTGCTCACTAGACACCGGGTATCGAACGTATTCGTGTATGTCCGTCTTAGTCGAACCAATTACGGCAAACGCTTGGCCAGCCCAGTGGATCCAAATGGGCACGAACAAGCCACTGGATTACCGATGCTACAATGGCACCAACTCCAGAACAGTTTCACCAGTTGCGGCTGCTAGCCTGACTCCGTCGCCAGCATATCCGCCTGTAGCGGACCTACTAAATTGCGGCTGCTCAGGCGAAGACCCAGTCAATGGCGACAAACAACAGATACAGTTTGGAACTGCGGCTGGGTATGAGGTCGTTCTAAAATCAGTAAACAAAGGCGACCCTTGCCTTGCCATTAGAGTTTCGGGTGCCGGTAATCCATGGACAGTTGACACATCCTACAACGTGGACGCAACAATACTTGCTGACACTGGGCACTACGTTAGGCGCGCAAGTTTCTCCTCTGTTTCTGGATCGCCCAAAGTGGTCGTGTACGGCATGGAGTTTCCTTCTGGCGTGCTTGCTGAGTGCGTGCCTATTCCGGTCGAGGGGATGCCACCCGTAGAAAGGGCTATTCAGTCAGAGCCACCGCTTGCTAAAGCGGAGCGTACGGCAGCAAAGACGATGATCGAAAAGATGCGTCTAGTTCAAACCAATCCCTGCATCCATTTAGGTGAGGCACTGGAAACCCAAGCCTCGTGCGGATGTGGAGGCGGAGGCGTTTTGCGAAAGTGTGCTATTCATGGTAAATGTAGGGTCAGCGGAAACACCGTGGAAATGAACTGCTGGAAGTGCGACGATTATTTGTCATCTCAGGAAAGGTAACATCATGGACCCTATTGCCATTATTCGTGATATCGGGCTTCCAACTGGAACGCTTGTCGCTGTTGGATATGGCATATGGCAAGGAACGGCGTGGGTTGCAAAAGAGGTTATTGTGCCACTGAGGGATCGGCACTTCGCTTTTCTTTCCTCGCTCGAATCGACACTATCCGCTATTGCTGACACTCAAAAAACACTAGCATCAGAGTTAGAGCGTGTTTCTGGAATGATCAAATGCCCTCGTCAGGAATAGGAGCCCTACATGTTGATCCTGCTGTTAGTGTTTGCGCAGGCCCCGTCCATCAGTTTGCCTCCGTCTATACAGGCAAAACCGGGCCGTCTAATTCAAATCGTGGCCAAGACCGATGCAAAGACAGTCCGCTGGTTCTTGTCGTCGCCTGCTGATGCAGACCTGATAATCATGGAGAGCACTAAGAGCGCAATCTTCTCGGCAACGGAGCCGGGAAAGTATCGTCTAGTGGCATACACAGCCATCGCAGATGTGCCCAGCGAACCAGCCATATGTGACATTACGGTCGGCTCCTTGCCCGCACCGCCGGTGATCCCTAGTGATCCATTAGCAACATCCATTGCCGCAATCTGGGGAGCTTTAGACGAACCAGAGAAGTTAGCGTCAAAGGAAGGTTTAGTCCAAGCATACAAAGCTGGGCTAGCATTAACATCAGATCCAAAGATTCTTGACGTAGGTGCGTTTAATGCTTCGCTGATTGCTTTGCGCAGGGCGCGTGTTGGCGACTCACGGCTAGTTACTATCAGGGACAGGATATCGGACGAATGGGCCACATTAGGCAACGATCCTAGCGCACCGTTTACAGCAGACACGAGACTTAAAGCTGCGTCGATTATTAACAGAGTAATTGCCGCACTGGAGGTACTACGATGAGCTTGTATCCAGAAGGATGGTTCCCATTCCCAGAAGAAGTTGATGCGGTGCTGGCCGAGATTCCGGTGCCGTTTTTCGATGGCACGTTAGCAAACGGCGTGTATGAAGAAGACATTCCTGAGCGGGTAGGGTTGTGGCAAACTTATCAGCAAGTGACCGGCAAGCCTTGGCCGTCTTACAATCAGGGGACTGTAGGGTCGTGCGTTAGTTTTGGCACTGCGTCCGCTATTCAGGCCACCCTAGCAAGCCAAATTAAAAGCCAAGGAGATGTTCCGCATCTAGTGCAAGAACAAATCTACGGCGGCAGCCGTGTAGAGATTGGGAAAAAGAAACTAAGTGGGCACGATGGATCTATTGGAGCTTGGGCCGCAAAGTGTGTGCAGCAATACGGCGTGATCCCGCGTGGTACTTATGGTTCGTATGATCTTAATCAATATTCAACAGAAAGATGCAGAAACTGGGGCAACACCGGTATACCAGACGATCTTGAACCCGAATGCAGAAAACGATTAGTCGAAACGGTGACGCTAGTAAAAAGTTGGGAATCGGCAAAGAAGTGTTTGGCATCTGGCTACGGTATAGCGATATGCAGCAATCGTGGATTTAAGACGACTCGAGACAAGGATGGGTTTGCTGCTGCTTCCGGAATATGGCACCATTGCATGGCGCTGATTGGTTATCAGCTTGCTCCACGACAAGGCGGATTCATCGTAAACTCGTGGGGACCGGCAGCGCACACCGGTCCCAAGAATATGCCAGACGATCCAGATTGTGGATTCTGGGCTGACGCCAGCGTGGTTGACAATATGCTAGCGCAAGGCGATTCGTGGGCATTTTCTACGGTCCAAGGTTTCCCAGCACGACTAGATTGGAGGATCTGATGTTCACACCGTATCCGACTGAATTCCCGCAAGAAGCTTTAATCATGGTCCTAGACCTGACACGCGGCAAGGTTGCCGGAACACCAGAAGCGGTTCACGCCTGCTGGAACGTTGCCGGTTACGCACTAGCCCGAACTATTGGATCTGGCCCAGCGATTACGGGCGCTACAGGCGATTCAGATGTCGAGGTGATTGAACAGGCGTTGCTGCAAGGGCCAGCGTCTGAAGTAACCCAAGGGCTGTTTCCATGGGGATTGGTTTTGACAATCATGCTTAAACTGCTGGCTCGTTACGCGGCATGATGAAATTTATTACAGCGCTGTTTCCATCTTGGGCTACTACTCCGAGAAGTCCAAGATGGCCTACGGTGCGAAAAAGGTTTATGGCAGGTCAATCGTGCCAAGCCTGTGGTGTTAACAAAGATTTAGAGTGTCATCACATCAAGGCGTTTCACGAGCATCCCGACCTAGAATTAGACCCGTCTAATCTGATTGCTTTGTGCCGAGACTGCCATTGGTTTATCGGCCACCTGCAACACTGGGACAAAACAAACCCAAGCGTAGTCGAAGATTCACGGTACTTCCTGACACGGTGCCAAGAGGTGCTAGGCAATGACAACAAGATACGCAAAGCTGGCCCTTAAAACTGTAAACAATGCCAGTAAGCTTAACAATAAAGAAAGCCCCTTCTCAAGCAATATGGTGACACGGGAAAGCATCAATTTCCCGATTGCCGAGACATGCAAACCGTCTAAACTTTGCTGTCAAACGTGCTATGCGGCATGTGGTCCAATTACTTGGAGCGCCAGTTTACTGAAGCAAATGCGGGTGTATAACTCGTGCCTTGCCGATCCTGTCGCCTTTGCTGAGCTGGTACTACAACACCGAAAGGCTGATTTCATCACATGGAATGGGGCAGGCGATCTATTCTCGGAGGCTGTCGCCTCCATCAATCACATCGGGAGGATTGCGCCGGACGTTCCTGTCTGGGTGAGAACACGAAAGCCGGAGATGGCAGGGCTGATTGAGGAGGCGCCGAATGTGTGGGTTCACTTCTCGCTTGACAGGGACTCACTGGAGCGCAGGGAGCGAATTGAGTGGAGGACGAACCGACACCACTTCTCCTACCAGTACGCACCCGACGAGATGGGCCACTACCCAGCAGGAGTAGATATAGTATTTGGCCACGACTACAAACTTCCTATAGGAGTAAGTGGTCCTGAAACTTGCTTGCTTAATCACGTAACTGATATTACAAGCGCATGTGGCTCTTGCCGTAGATGTTTTGGCGGCGTATGAAAAACTTTGAAGAAACCAAGCGAGCAGGAATTGTCCAAGATCAGCAGGGAGCCTGACCCAGCACCCGCAGCCCAACCTTGCCCACACCCACCGGGCAGCAATGGCAAAATAGAAGAACTAAGAAGGCGGCACACTCTGGGGGTCGGGTTGTGGCATCCCGGTGATGTCAAACGCAACCTTGATTAATTCGATTAATTCCAAAAACCCTAGGGGGCAGGAATAAACAATAATAAGTTGGCTGCTGATCAATGCCTGATTAATTAATTAATCCACCATATGTGTGGTGGATCATTATTTATTTAATTAATCAGGCACCGGAAGCGTGCCAACGAATCTTGCCATTTTCTTTGGTGCGGAATATACGTTCGGCACGTTCTAGATATGTCAATACGCTTCTGATTGATCGCACTGAATGCCCTTTGATCGCTTCGATAATCTCACTGGATAGCATAGAACCTCCAAGAAGCAGTTCAAGAACTTCGGAGGCAATCTTGTTTCGCATGTACGGCTTGCGTCCGCGCATCAGTTTATTTTGCTGGGGCGGATCGACATACTTTGACATGTCTACGTTGTTGTGAATCACGTACTGGATCAACGCCTCGTTGACTTGATCGCTGACGTTAACGCCCTTGCTTCTGGAAAGCTCTTCTAGCCCCAGCTTGATGCGCCACGGTATTGAGCAAATAAGTATTGATCTATAAGTCATTGCTACTTCCTTGCGGCTCATGAAATTTGACTCCAATTAATGTTTACAGCCATCGTTCCATTTGATTATATATTATTGTTCCGCTTGTTCCTAGTCTATGGAGGTGCGATATGTATATGCAAGAAGGTTACTACGGACCCGGAGAACTTAAGGTTGGGCAAAAAGTCAAGGTTCACGGCTGGTATAACTGCGAAGTTGTACAGGTTGGGCCAATAACAACTAAAATGGTTGCTCGCGGCGCTGGCTATGTGAAAAACAAGGAAAAGGTAACGTATCAGGATATTGTGGTGGAAGGAGTTAGGGACGGGGATGAAGAATCTGAAATTAACACTCATCGCAGTAGGTTATCGAGCTTAGGCGGCGGAAACATTGAAAAACTTTGATTCGTTTTTTTTTTTTTACAAGGAGTGTCTCATGAATACGCTGGAATACAACTTGGCAGTTGCCAATAATATGGATCACTGGGTGCCCGGATGCGGCGGCACTGAGGTTCCATTCCGGGCTCGATCCGGTGTAACGCTGCTGTATGTTTTTAATCCTTTCAGAAGAAAGCACGCGTACATGCTGCTTTCGACTAGCCACAGGCTGCGCACCGATATTGTTCTAACTCAGGAACAAGCGGAAGCGCACTTGCAGATGATGGGCGGTGCAAAGTGATCACATTCAAGCGTCACAATCAAATCATGAAGCGGGTTTGGTTCAACAAGGAAACTAAACTTTGGATGTGCGAGTGGCTAGACGCTTTGGGCGATGAGCTATTGCCACCAGAATACGTTAGCTCCGGGGCTGAGGCGCGCATTTGGCTGAAAGAAATCCCTGATCTGGATTACATGCGACGAAAAGCTCGAACCGTTGGTCATCAGTATTCTTCCGCTATGGACAAAATTTTTGAGCAAAATCCCTAGACTGGGGTTTCAAATTCTACGCTGCCGTTTATATTAAACATGTCGGGCCACATTGGTCCGGCATGTTTTAAGTAAGATCACACGGAGTGTTAAGATGAACAAGTCTTTTTTGGTTACAGCAAGTGCGGAAGTTAGCGGCCAATCGTTCATGAAGAATGTAAAAGTTATAGCGTATGCAAAGACCGAAAAAGGTGCCTTTAAGCAGGTGGAATCGGTATTAAAACGACTTTCTCCTGATCTTCGATGGTACATTTGTGGCCGTCCTGCTAAGGATAGCGATTACGCTCAAAGCATCTATCAGCTTGAGGATTGCGGTATTGGTTGATTATCCCGCTGACGAGGCCCCGGCAGGGGCCGAAACGGGGACCGCCACCCGTCCGGGAGCATTAATACGCAACCGACACACTGAGTGGGACGTCGTCTTCTGTCAGCTCGTTGCTGGCAGGGGGAATTGGGCACGACTTCTTTGTACGGCTATCCCACTCGGTGTTTTTTTTTTACAAGGAGTGTCTCGATGAAAACTATTACCTATCACATTTCTAATTTTGGTCGTTTTACCCCAGTAGGCCTTGACGTAACGGTTGGCGGCTATGTGGTAATACATGACAGCCCTCGCTATGCAGAAGCGGGCAAGTCTTTGCTTGAACATTGGGCATGCAGCAAACTAGCCAAAGTTCGCAATGCTGCTCGTACTGAAATTGCAAACCGACGCGTTCAAGCTTGGCGCGATTCTTTAGGATTCTCAAATTGAACGTGCCGCACTGGCAATGAGATAAGTTTTTTTTCAAACTGATGTATACACAATCACGACAATCATTATAATAAACATGTCGGCCACAACGGTCGGCATGTTTTCACAAGGAGTGTTACTCATGAAGAATTTTGAAACACATTTCGCTGCTGTTACCGGACGTTTTGCGGTCCGTCATCAAGAAGAAACTGTTGCTAAGCAGCGTGCTGGGTATCAGTGGGATATCCGGGTTACTGCTGTTGATAATGGCTATGCTGTTGAAGTACTGGAATGGATTGGTGATTCTGCTAAGTGGGTTAGGGTGAATTTTGAGCGCCAAAAGTTTCGCGCTCAGGAAGATCTTGTTCGTAGAACTGCTGAAAAAGCACTTGCGGCTCGTTTTTCTAAGTAATTATCTAACAAGGAGTGTTTGAAATGATTCCGATTAAGCCAGCTTACGGTAGAGACTACGCTAAGAAATCCGAAGTTTTGCAGGACTGGAATGCAGGCAAGGACTTCTTGGTGATCGGGTGCGGTGCCTATCTCAATAAAGAAGATGCCCCCAAGGGCGAATCCCTTCACGTTTATTATCGACAAGGCAGATCGACGATGATTATCAAGAACTGACCGCCCCCATCACCCCATTGCGCCCGTGGCAATGGGGGACTGGGGTCGGCCATGTTGGCTGGCTTTATCAAGGAGGTTTGGAATGGGTAGCTTTCCGTATCAAAAAACAGTCAAGGTTATCGGACCGGACACTTGCTGGCGCGATGTGCAGCAGGCGGCAATTGATCAATTTTGCAACGAAGGGATGTGCGATACCGCTCATGCCCTGCGCGCGAATCTGGATGCGATCCGAATTAAGTTAACGGACTTGGATGTAATTGTTCGCGTCCAAGGCGACCCCGAATCAATTGTTGATCGGTTGCATCAGATTTTAGCGCTCACAACAATGGCTACGGCGCAAGTATTAGCCCACAAGCACCTGCGCACAATTCAGGAGGCTAGCCAAAATGACTGATCCAATCACATGCAGGCCGGAGGAAGTCGCGCAGGCCGTAGATGTCCTTCGCAGCAAATATTCATACTTGGATTTTCCGCTTAAGGACCACATTCCGATTGACGGATTGCGATCTTTAAAACAGCACCTAGAGCGATTTAGTGACAAAGAGATCACCGCTATGTGGTGCGATGCAAGCAGGCGTAGAATCTGGTCGAATTTGATTCATCCAGTATTCCTGCCGTCCTCGCTAAGAGAGGTAGGACATTGGTCTGCAAACGAGCTAATGTTTGCCCTCGAAACGTTAGTCAAGTGGTGTGACAACGAAAACATTACTATCGGAGAATACACCGGTCGCATGTGCAATCGCAGCATGTGCCTAGATGTAGACCTGATTCTAAAGAGAGTTCGCTGGGCTCACTTGGATCGTTACGAAGAATCTCAAAAACAATCTCAGTCAGACTGGCCTACTGTATGAAGTGGGTTATTCTGTTAGTGCTGGCATCTGTTGCAGGATGCCAGTCCATGCGAACGGAGGTCTCGGTGACCTACCAGCATGAACACGGGACTGCAACGGTTCGGGTAACACGCTAGGAGAATCAGCATGAATCTTGTTTCACGTTCTAATCATGGATTGCAACTAGGCAATCTTGACGAAGCGATGCGGTTTGCTTCCATGGTCGCAGGGAGCGAATTTGCTCCCAAGGAATTTCGGCAGAAACCGGAATCGTGTTTGCTCGCAATGCAGCACGGTGCCGAAATTGGTCTTGGGCCAATGCAGGCGCTACAGTCAATCGCCGTCATCAACGGCCGTCCTTCGGTATACGGAGATGCGGCTCTTGCCCTTGTTCGTTCGTCACACGCATGCGAATATGTGACGGAAACGATATCAGGCGAAGGCGACAAAATGGTAGCGACCTGCATTGCCAAGCGCAAAAACAATCCCGAGTGCTCTATCACAACGTTTTCCGTTGCCGATGCTAAGCGTGCTGGGTTGTGGGGCAAGTCTGGTCCATGGTCGCAGTATCCACAACGGATGCTGCAAATGCGAGCGCGAGGCTTTTGTCTGCGCGATGCTTTCCCAGATGTCTTGCGTGGGCTGATCACGCGAGAAGAAGCGCAGGATATTCCTATCGATTTGACAGCGCATGTGGTCCCCAATGCGACACCCGCACCGGAGCCAACGCCTGCTGTCGAGGAGCGTTTGTCCCCTATAACAATTCTTAGGATTTCAGAACTATTCAAACAGTCTGGACTCGATGCCGATGCTTGGCGGAATGTACTGTCAGCATACAATGTGACTCGTACGCATCAACTAACGGCCGCACAAGCGGACGAGGTTATCAAGCACATGGTTTCAATCATCGAAGAACGTGACGCTATCAAAACCGAAGGAGGTGCAGCATGAGTCTTGAGCATTTTGATCGTGGATTTGCTCCCAAAGCATCCGGTATTGCACCGGGCTTGGATTCGATCGCAGACGGCACGTGGGTGTTCACTATACTGTCTGCGGAACTAACCAAGACGGCAAGAACAGGCGACGACATTGTGCGTTGGTCCTACATGGTAGAAGGCGCTCATACAATTGAAGCGGCAACTTTTTTGCGGTCACAAGCGAATGCCAATGCTCTAGGATCGGACTTGTTGATACTTGGTGTTGCCACTAACACATGGACCGAAGCGAATGGCAAGATGTTTTCTCAAGAGCTTCCACGAGCGTTAAAAACATTGGCAGGTGTGCGTTTTCGAGCACAAAAGACCACATCGGTTGATGGGTCTAAAACTTATCACAACATAAAGATTCTCAGCATTGCTGGGAATTCCGATATGCCAACAGAGGGACCATTACCGTTCTGACCACGGAAGGCGAGGGGACGGCTACTCATGCCCGTCTGAAGTATCCGCCGTGATCGTGGGAACCGCCCTCGCACCCACGATTCGCACCAATGGGGTTCGCCACTCTGGTGGCGGCTGGGATCGTCTCCCGGCTGGTGCGATCCTCAATAGTGAGGAGTAGGAGTTTCTTATGATTCGATCCTTGTTTGCCTGCTTGCTGTTTGCACCGATGGCTCAAGCCGCTGGTGGATTGACCGCACACGAATCAGCCTGCCAGTCCGCAGCACAATGCCGCATGGCGCATCGTGGCGGGTCATATCGTTACGAGGGCGTTGGGTTCTCTTCCAGTTCGGCAGGCCAAGCACTTCGCAATTGTTGCTACTACGGTCAACGGCCAATCGTCGAGCAATCGGTAGTACGTGGCCGCAATGGCTGGTACGCATGCGTGAGGTACCGATGAGCGGCACAACATATATACTTTTTGTCTTGTTTTTGATAATGATGATGTGGGCCAACGATAATGGATGAGCGGTTGCCACCCACTCGATTTGACGAAACGCTCGCATGGTTCGGAGCAGGAATAGTCTGTAGTTTGATAGGCTATTCTTTGTACTGGGCCATGTGGGCGGTTCAAATGCTTTTTGAAATAGAATAACAAGGAGTTGAGTTTATGTTAGTCCTTTCGATTCGACCGGATAAGGACGAAGACGATCTATTCTTTAAGGTTCACAGTCATAAGGAAACCCAAACCTTCACGGTGCGAATCATCCCGCACCCACTTCACAGCAATCAGGTCAAAGTGATTATTGACGCACCCGGCAACGTAGAAGTTTTGCGACGAAGCTTATTAAGCAAGGAGGCTGGCAAGTGAAGACGTGGGTCACGACGGAAGCAATTGGCGAGTTGGTCAAGGTTGGAACACCCACTGTATTAGGATGGCTGAAACGTGGATTGATTCCACGTCCAGCGCGCGAAGGAAGTCCGCATGTGTGGCATGTCAGCATGGTGCGAAAGCTATTCCCGCGCCCGTTACATGGAGTTGGGGCACGAAAGGTCACTGCGCACTTAAAGCAGCTTAAGCATAAAAAGCAACTACGGGACGCAACTGCTAAAAACATGCGCAAGTTTTGGACTGACCACACGTTGATGATTAGAAAACGAATTATCAATCTAGAAGAAAGAATTGCCAAGCTAGAAAAAGTTTTGCGGTACTCGTCAAAATAGTATTTCATTTGACGCAACAATGTTTATATTAAACTTATCGGGTGGCGTTTTGTCATTCGATATCACACGGAGGTTTTGGTCATGGCGAATACTGTTGAACAAATTGCTATTTATGATGCGATCAAGGGTACAGATAACAACATTGCGGTCAACGCATTAGCGGGGACAGGCAAGACGCACACAGCGGTAGATTCCGCTAAAGAAGCACAGGGATCAGTTCAATTCACAGCGTTTAATCGTCACATTGCGGAAGAACTTAATCAGCGACTTGGCGGTGCTGGGACCGCATCAACGCTGCATTCGATTGGATGCCGTCTTGTCCAGTCCAGTGGCAGGCGGCAGGTTGTGCAGGATAAGTATCGCGATATTATCGCACGGCAGAATCCTAATCTTGTAGACAGCAGGACGAAACGACTTAAAGACGAATACACACCAGTGTTCACGGTCGTTGAAGCGTGGAGGAATCAACTGATCCCGCTCAGCCCCTCTCAGCAAGACCTTCAGAATCTTGGCGACGCACTAGCCAGTATGGGCTGGGAAGCGCCAGAGAACCTAGATGTTCATCAGATGATGTTCCCAATCGCCAAGGCTGCGGTAGGCGAAGGGATTCATTGCAAGCGCACAATGGATTTCACGGATATGATCACGATGCCGCACTATCTGAACCTTACTCGATATCAGTCTGATTTGATAATTGCTGACGAAGCTCAGGATTTCAATCCTGCGCAGCAGCAACTGATCACACGGCTTGCGCCACGCGTCATGCACGTTGGTGATCCTAGGCAGGCGATCATGGGATTTGCTGGCGCAGACACAGACTCATTTCACAATATGACAAATCAGCTTGGGTCTGTCAGCTTGCCCCTGACGGTATGCTGGAGATGCCCTAGCAGTCACCTTGATCTTGCCAGAATTTTGGTGCCCACCATTCAGGACAGACCTAACGCGCCAGCCGGATCGGTGATCGAATCCAGTTCGCAGGGCGTAACCAATATGCTCGAGGAAGGCGACATGGTGATTTGCCGCACTAACGCGCCACTTCTTGGCATGGCCTACAGACTGATTGCCTCAGGACGCTCCGCCAAGATTCGCGGCCGTGATATTGGTGCTGGACTGTACAACCTGATCAAGCGCCTCAAGCCCACAAACCTAAACGACCTTGCCGGAAAGCTCGCTAAGTATCGTCAGAATCAGGCCGAGTTGTTATCTGCCAAGGATGTGACCGAAGCGGTCATGCAAAAACATACCGATCAGTGCGATTGCTTATCGGTCATGATCGACAACGTGGAAAGCCTTGATGGGTTACATCATTCACTCGATGCGATGTTTGGCGACGCTGTAGACGAGTCCAAGCAAGTAGTGTTGTCATCCATTCACCGCGCCAAGGGGTCTCAGTCAAGCCGTGTGGCCATACTATGCCCCGAGAAACTCGGACGCTTTGGCCGCACTTCGCAGGCTTGCATCCAAGAAGTCAATCTGGCGTACATCGCCATCACCCGGTCCACGAAGGATTTGATTATCGTTGGCGATCACGGCTGCGATTCAAATGAAGAGTGGCTTGGCAAAATGGCGGATCTGGCCGCTAGTTGTGGCGTTTGATTAGTTAACTTATTCAAGGAGGTTTGAAATGTATTACGTGACCATGACCGATAAGTTTATGAGTGGCTGGGGCCACGCTTGTGGCAAGATCAATAAGTTTGTTGTCCGTTGTAGTACCATGGCCGAAGCAAAGATAATCGCCTACAACGCAAGCAAACGAAAAGAAATGCGATACATAAAGATCACATTTAACATGCCCAAATATTCTTCTCAGAGGCATTTAGTTTCGCTTCGCAAGTTTGAAGATCTAGGTGACGTGTGGACCTGCCAGTGCGGAGGTGGCGCATGACTAATGATCAGATCCGGCTGACTAGGTGGGCCGCTAATAGACACCCGATCGCATCGATGGATATCGAGGACTGGGTGCAGGAAACTCTCCTGCGTGTCCTGCAAAAACTACACCTATACGACAGGACAAAATCAAAGTTCTCAACGTGGGTAACATGCGTCGTAGCGCGAATGCGAATCGAATACATCTATCGTTCGCAAGCACTTAAGCGATGCACACCAACTTTCTCGATTCACGAAGACGAGACTGACCATTACTGTGGCGACTTGCTGCCAGAAGAGTTTGCAGTCAAACAAGAACTAAGAGAAAAAGTTCACGAGGCAATCGGTTTGTTGCCCGATGATCAAGCTTCTCTTGTTAAACTAAAACTCTCTGGCATACCCCTTAGAAGTTTACTTGGTGGCACAGGCTATAGCACATCCTCAAACAGGCTGCGATTGGGATTGAATTTCATCAGGCAATACATTGGAGAACGCATATGACACAGGACAGGGCCGCAACAATCGAATCGTATTTGAAATTGTTTATTGAACCGGGCACTATCACCGAACTGCGAGCATTCACGGACGGTGGAAGTTTTTCCGGTGTATTTGATTATGAACACATTCATGTGATGGCCGCCGCAGCCGCCGATATGCAAACAAGCAGGGGCGTGTACTTTTTGCCTCAGCCAATTGCGATGCCTGTTACCAATCGAATTGGACCCGCGCGAACATGCGCTACAGACGCTGATGTGCTTAAACGCCATTGGATACTCATTGACGTTGACCCAACGCGCCCAGCTAACGTATCCGCTACCGATACCGAACGTGCGGAAGCGTGGCGAGTGTTATCATCTGTGCAGGCCACAATGACCGCATCTGGTTGGGCCGATCCTATTGTTGCAAGTTCGGGAAACGGTTGGCATTTGTGTTACCCAGTACTTTTGCCGAACGACGATCCTACGCGCGATAAGATCAAATCTTTGCTATCAGGGCTTGATCAACGCTGCTCGACAGCAGGAGCCAAAGTTGACACGCGAACCTATAATGCAAGCCGCATCTGGAAGTTGTACGGCACGCACGCGCGCAAAGGGGGCGCAACCGCCGAGCGGCCACATAGGTTAGCATGGGTTACCACTGCCGCAAAACAAAAGGACTCATCGTCTACTTTTGGCAACAATGCGGCATTGAATACAATATTGGCCGCGTGGCAGCATCAGGACGCCGCACTGGCTAGCCTTGATCGGCAGCGCGGTTCAAGCCAAACCGATACAGTCGGCAGGTGCAAAGCTTACCTTGCCAAAGTACCCCCAGCCATATCTGGCCAAAGCGGTCACAGCAGGGCATTTCATGCGGCAATGATTGCGGTCGAAGGATTCGGCCTTTCGGAATCAGACGCGCTTGTCGCAATGGCTGAATGGAATTCACGCTGCGCCCCTGAATGGTCAGAGCGGGAATTGCTGCACAAGATCCGAGACGCTCGTAAGATTGGAACCAACTTTGGCCATCTGCTTGTTGCAGCCAAGCCTGCGCAGCCAACATCAACGCCACGGTCTAGAACAGTCGAGCTGTACACAGGGCCGGAAAGAATTGCCACAGATGTACCAGATACAGATGACGAAGACCCCGACGCTACGGCTGCAGACTTACTAGCCCTGCAAGCAGAGGTTCAATGGACGTGGCCGGGGTGGATCCAGAAGGGCACGATCACCGCACTAGCCAGCGAACCGGGAGTTGGCAAAACCAGATTGTGTGCGGACCTGTTGCGGCGCGTGTTCCTTGGGTTGCCATGGCCAGATGGAACACCTGCAAACCTGCCCGTAGGAAGCAGGGCAATCTGGATCGCTGCGGACAGCCAGTGGTCAGAATTAGGCGCACTTCCAAAGGAATTTGACTTCCTTCCCGAAGCGATTGTGCTTAACTCGCGTCGATCAAATCCTTATGCGGGGACTAACTTAGACACAGTGGAAGACTTAGCTAATCTTGAGCGACGCATCAAGCGCATTCAGCCTGCGTTTGTGTTTGTAGACACATGCGGCAGCGCAACGGACCGCAACACAACGCGGCCCGAAGAGGCAAAATTGTTCTTTAAGCCTCTTGCTGAGATTGCCACACGCTGCAACACATCAATCATCCTTGTTACGCATCTAAACAAGGGTGGCGAAGCATTAGGTCGTCGCATTGTGGGAGCTTGCAGGCAGGTGATCAAACTGGATTGCCCAGATCCTGACGGAGAACCTAATCGGCGCAAACTCTGGGTCGATAAGACTAACGCTAAAAAGCCTGTAGCACTCGGTGTAACCATGAGCGACCATGGTAACGAATACGATGAAACGCCGCCCGGTAGTGCGCCAGCTATGGACGAGCCCGGACGCAATCAGCAGCAACGCCGCCCCGGACGCCCATCGTTTATTGACTCGGACAAGGCATGGCTGCTTGCTCACTTACAGGGTCAGGACGGCGTGTCGCAAGTGAAACCCATCATTGACGCGGCAGAAGCGATTGGTATATCTATGGACAGATTGTATCGAGCCATGCGATCTGATCCAGACACTATCACCGAGTCAATGATCAACAACCGCAAGTATTGGACGCTTCAACTTGAGGGCGATTCCGGTGACAGATAAAAACTCTGTCAATCAAATGACCCGAGCGGCCCTGAAAGCGGCAATCTTAGAACATGAGATTGCCGAATTTGGACCGGACGCGTTGAACGGTCAAATGATTGACAAGATGCTTAATTCAAGACTTTGTTTAAACGTTTGGTTCAGCGTCAAGAATGTTTTACTTGCATATGGTTTCGTGACTAAGCGACGCGGAAACATCTACAGGCTTGAACGGTTATGCGTCACAGAAGAAGGACGCTTTCAAGATCGGCTTGGAACGTACTTGCACAACGCACTAATCGATCACGAAGTCACGTCTATATTCCAATGCTACGTGCCAGAAAGATCAGTCAGGGAGCAATACTGGATGAAAGCACACGGATGGATAGCGGTTGGAATTGTAAAAGATTACTATCATTCAGGCGACGCTATCGAATTCCTGAGGACTGGCTATGAAACGATTCACGATCAAGACCAGAGCGTTAGTTGATCAAGTCGTTCTTGAGTTATCTGTCCCAACATCTGCTAATCAAATGACAACGCTTATTGCCCCTAAGCCTCGACCGGGATACGCTACTCGAAGGCCGAGGATTGTTTCTTCCAAATCTTACAAGACTTGGCTAACCGAATGTGCATTCCTTGTAGCGCCAACCGTAGGGCGTGTAGAAGGCCTATTGTCTATAGACTTAACTATCTACGGCGGCGACTCATGGTCTTACTCGCGCGACCTAGATAACACGCTGAAACCTACACTTGATATGCTTCAGAAGCTAAAGATTATCGCAAACGACAACACCAAAGTAATTCGTAAGATCACTCAGGAGTTCATCCCGCGTCGTGGCCCGTCGTCCATGCGCGTTGTCATACAGGCACTGAAAGAAACAATCGCATGAAGATCAGAGACCGCATCAAAGAGTTTCGCCGCGTTCCGGCTAATGAATTGTTGCCTAACCCAAAGAATTGGCGCAAGCATCCTAAAGAGCAACAGGAAGCTTTGCAGGGTTTGTTATCAGAGATTGGATTCGCTGGCGCAGTTCTTGCGCGTGAAACCGCAAATGGGCTTATGCTGATTGACGGTCACCTGCGAACCGAAACAGTTGGTAACGCAAGCATCCCAGTGTTGATTCTTGACGTTAACGAAACAGAAGCCGACAAGATACTTGCAACGTACGACCCACTTTCTTGCATGGCCGACGCAGATTCTGAAAAACTTTCCGCAATTTTGGAGAGCGTGCAGACCGACAACAAGGCGCTTGCTGCTATGTTGTCTGGGCTGTCTCAGGATTACAATCTTGATGGCGACGAAGAGGAACCAATGTATACGCGCACAATCGAAGCGCCAGTATACGAACCAAAGAATGAGAAGCCTTCCGAGAAAGCCATCGTTGGATTGCAAAAGTACGACCAGCTTATTGCTCAAATTAATGCTGCGGAAGGTATCGACGACGCTTGCAAAAATCTATTAAGGCTTGCAGCCACTCGCCACATTGTGTTCAACTATGAATTGTGCGCGGATTACTATGCGCATTCGCCCGCTAATATCCAAGACCTAATGGAACGATCAGCACTTGTCATCATTGATATGAATAAGGCAATCGAAAACGGTTACGTTCAAATCAGCAATTCTCTTTCACAGATATTCGAGGAAGAACATGAGCAAGAGTGATTCGCACCCAGACAACTTTGCCGTTTTTATTATCACGCACGGCAGGCCAAACAATATCAAAACCACAACTACTGTGCGCAATGCAGGGTACACAGGGCCTATCTTTTACATCGTCGATAACGAAGACGATACTATCGCTGAATATCAAAAGCTTTACGGTGACGCAGTAAAGATATTTGACAAGAAGGCGTGGGCAGACAAGATAGATGAAATGGACAACTTTGACAAACGTAGGACCACGGCGCATGCGCGAAACGCATCGTTCAGTATTGCTAAAGAACTAGGGTATAGATGGTTTGTACAATTTGACGACGACTACACTAACTTTCAATTCAGAATAACAGGCTCTGGCCAATACCCAGATCACTTACTTGGCACCAAATACTTAAACAAAGTGTTTCATGCGTTCGTTGAATTCTTGAAAGCGACTAATTGCACATCGGTTGCCATGGCGCAAGGCGGAGATTTCATCGGAGGCAAAAACAACAAACCATTTGCCGCAGAGCCAAAGATGAGGCGCAAGTGCATGAATTCATTCTTCTGCGACTCTGAACGCCCGTTCACGTTTCGAGGAAGGCTGAACGAAGATGTGAACACGTATGTGGCGCTTGGCAACATTGGAGAATTGTTTTGCACGATCCCGTTCTTCTCGTTGAATCAAGCTTCGACACAGCAAAGCAGCGGTGGCATGAGCGACGCCTATCTTGAGTCGGGCACGTATCAAAAGTCTTTCTATACGGTCATGCTTTGCCCATCCGCAGTCAAAGTTTCAATGCTGAATACCACTAATAGAAGGATTCATCACAAGATTTGTTGGCGTGATGCGGTCCCTTTGATCCTGCGCGAAGAGATTCGCAAGCAGGCAAAGAATCCGCCACATATTGCCACGCCTAAAATTGCATCGTCTAAGCGGAAACAATAACATGGCAAACAGGCCCAAGTTCACAGACAAACAAATGATCGCCGCAATAACCCGCGCGAGGGGACTGGTATATCTTGCGGCGCAAAACTTAGGATGCGATCCCGCCACGATCTTTCACCGTGCCCAAAAGAAACCAGCTATTCGTGAGATCATTGAGACGGAACGCAATCGGGTACTTGACTTCGCTGAGGCAAAGTTAATCGAAGCAGTTGGCAATGGGCAGGCATGGGCCGTTTGTTTCTTGCTTAAAACGCAGGGTAGGAAGCGTGGTTACATTGAACGTCAAGAATATCAACAGGTCGAGTCGATACAGGTAGAGATCGCAGAGGAGATTGTTGATGCGCCACAAACGCCTGACAGTGCCGTTGCACCGTACACAGGCTGAATTCACTGCCTGCATGCAGCCGTATCGTGGATTCGTGGGCGGTCGTGGTGCAGGCAAAACTTTCATCGGCGCATACGACATGATTCGTCGTGCCACCCGTCCTGAAGGTCGTGGCCGTTTGTATATGGTTATCGCCCCTACTTACAACGTGTTAGCCGATGTGACGTTGAGATCGTTTAAACAAATCGCAATTCAACTACATTGTTTTGATCCGTCCAAGATGCGTGTCAGCCCGCCGTCTATTAAACTTCCCGGCGGTAGTGAAATCCTATTCCGATCAGCAGATCGACCAGAACGTCTTCGCGGCCCTAACCTAACCGGCATCTGGCTAGACGAAGCATCTATCATGGATCACGACGCCTACCTAATCGCAATCGGTGGCCTGCGTGAACAATCCAGCGCGGGCTGGTTGTCTGCCACATTCACGCCGAAGGGCCAAAGTCATTGGACATATGAAACATTTGGCAAGAATAGACCGGGGTCGTCGCTTCATCACAGTTCGACTTATGCCAACCCGTTCCTAAGCCAGCAATTTATTAAGAACTTGCAAGGCGAATACGCTGGAAAGTTTGCGGATCAAGAGCTTGCTGGGTTATTCGTTGACCCGGACGGAAGCGAGTGGCCGTCAGAATACTTTGCCGATTCGATCTGGTTCGACGAGTGGCCCAGCACCGTTGTCATCAAAACAATTGGCGTTGATCCGTCGAAAGGATCAGACGGCAAGTCCGGCGACTACTCCGCTATTGTCAAACTAGGTAGGGACGCTGACGGGATACTTTACTGCGAAGCCAATCTAGAACGTCGCAGTACAGAAGAGATTGTCAGCACCGTTCTTGAAACACAAACAAAGTTTAAGGCAGATGGTGTGGCTGTCGAATCAAATCAATTCCAACAACTGCTGGCTGTTCAAATTCAAGAGCGTGCTAGGACTGCTGGCATGCCTTGTCCCGTCATTCAGCTTGTCAATACGGTGTCCAAGCAAGTTCGTATCCGTCGCCTTGGGCCATATTTGGCGCAGCGAACGATCCGGTTCAAATCTAATAGCATTGGCACTAAGCTGCTCGTTTCTCAATTGCGTGACTTTCCGACAGGCAAACACGACGACGGCCCCGATTCGCTTGAAATGGCGCTGCGTGTTATGATCGACCTATACAACGGCCGTCACTCAAGAATCGTTAAGAGGGTTGGAGTATGACTACATGGTTTGAGCGACTGTTCGGCAACAGGCCGCAGCAACAATCGCCGCGACAAATCCGTGAGAACCTTGAAGAACAAATCCGCATCAATCACTTGCAGCGCAAGGTAAAACTCACTGAATCGTATGCCGACTCAGACTATTGGTTGTCGTCCTACGTGGACCTGCTGGCACGCTACAAAGACGGCGGCCAGATGGCCTACCCAATTACACAGCCAACTGATCGACGCTACGGCGGAAACTTTCCATTTTGGTATAGCGAGCAGCAACTGTCATTGATTCGTGCGCAAGCTCGCCTGATCGCCACGATGAGCCCAAATGCTCAGGGGCTGGTTAATGGCCTTTGTTCATACGTGATTGGTTCTGGGTATCAGTACGATGTGGTCGCAAAGCCAAACCGCAACGTGCCCGAAAACATCATGGTTCGCATCCAAGACACGATCGACAAGTTTGTCGAAGAAAACGCATGGTCGGAAATGGAACAGGAATTGTTTACTCGCTCACGAGAAGACGGCGAATTCTTCCTGCGTCTATTTGCACAAGAAGACGGCAGCACGATGGTGCGGGTCGTAGAGCCTGAGCAAGTATTCATGCCGCCCGGCGGCTCCTTGTACGACTTTTCTTACGGCATCAAAACCGACCCTGACGATGTGTGCAACATTCTGGGCTACTCGGTCGCATACGTTGCATCTGCTGGCGAAGATGGATCGAGCAATCCAATGTCAGCAGAGGAAGTGCCAGCCGATGAAATGATCCATATGAAGGTGAACGTCAAGCGAAACATCAAACGCGGCCTATCCGACTTCTCTTACGACACGTTAGACGCATTTGCTACAGCCACGAAACTGCGAACCAATCTAGGCGAGGGTGCAGCCGTCCAAGCAGCAATTGCCGGTGTGCGACAACACGACGCTTCATCGGTTGGGCAGGTCGATACGTTCATCAATGCCGCTTCCGATTACACTCAGTACAGCCCAGTCACACAGAAGGGCACAGACTTTCAGCAGATCAAGTCCGGCACGTTTATGGACATTCCGAAAGGCATGAACTACGTGCCACCACCAGCGGCCGCTAATTCATCCGGGCATCTTGAGATTATGCAGGCATTGCTACGCAGCGCAGGGAATCGGCATAACGCACCAGAATGGCTAGTCAGCGCCGACGCCTCAAATAACAATTATGCTTCCAGCATGACGGCCGAGTCGCCATTCCTGCGCCATTGCAAACGGCTGCAAAAGCTGTACGAGCGAACTTTCCTACGAGTGATTCGTGCGGTCATTCAAAACGCAATCGACGCTGGAAAGCTTCCGCAGGCCACGATGAAATACATTGACATCGTGGCAACCGCTCCGCAGCTTGAGGTTCAAGACGCAAGTGGCACGGCTAGCGCAAACCAGACCTATGTGACGCTGGGCATCAAATCACGCCAAACTGTTGCGCAAGAGCTAGGACTTGACTGGGACACCGAGATAACAAATCAGCAGGAATATGCCGAGCAGATGGGTAACACCAGTAGCGTTTCTCAGGAGGATAGCGGCACCGATTACCCTGCTCCTGCACCGCAGGTTGCGCCTAAACAACAAGACGATCAGCCTGAAGAAAACACGGAAGAAGCAAGCGACTTCACAATCAGGGATCGGCTATGAATTACGTTTCATCACGCATAGCGGCTCGACAAGGAATCATGCGTGTAGATACGCTTGTAAAGTCTGACGAACGCGCAGACATTATTGACAGAAAGATTCGAGGCATTTGGAAAAAGATTCAAGCCTTGTTGGCTGAACGACCAATTAATCTTAATACGCAACACTTGCTGGCTGGGTTACTAGCGGAGATCAACAAGACCGCAGTCGCTGGTACAGGCGACACTCTTAGACGCATCGTAAAGCAATCGCGCATACAAACTGCCAAAGACTTAGTTGGATCAGTGCCAGTCGAATACATCAATCTGGCGTTGGCAGGCAACAGAGCCAACATAGCCAACAGGACAATTGTGCCGGTAACTGAAGGCCGCCGTGCTACCCCAGCCGAGCGCGCACAAATCGAAGCGATGCTGCTCCCAAACGACGACGAGCAAGATGTCGATCGCATTGTGTATTCGCCAACACACGGCACAAGCTGGGAACAACGATTTGCTTCTCAATCGGAATTGGCACCGCCTGCCGTACTAGCCGCACAAGTGTCGCTGGCGCTACTCCAAGGTGAATCGGTACAACAATTGACTGCTCGGCTGGCACCAGTAGTCGATAATGTCATGACATCGGCCCGAAGGATTTCACGCACGGAATCACTACGCGCATCGACCGAAGCAACTCTAGCCATGTACGAGAATCTTGGGCCACTTGTCATCGGTTACCAGATTCACGCAATTCTAGACTGGAGAGTTCGCCCGCATCATGCGGCTCGACACGGCACAATCTACTATCGCAATCCGGAGCCCGGTCAGCCGTCTATGCTTCAAATGCCACGGCCACCAATCGAGGAAGATGGATCTGTTGCGTATAATTGCCGATGCACATTATCAGCGGTCATGCAGCCGTCTAAAGCGGTAGAAGATGATCCCGCACTTAAAGCATTATTCGCCGACGTTGCTGGGTCAGTCATCCCTGATCCACGAACATACGACCGATGGTTTGATCACGCCAGCGAAGCGGAAAGGCGTTGGGCCGTAGGCGCGCGTCGTATGGCCGCAGCCCGTCAAAAGTTGCAACCCGGAGAACCACTCAGGTGGGCAGCGATGGTCGATCCACGGTCAGGAACACTGTTACCGCACAACGAAATAGTCGCAGAGACACCACGGCGCAGAGTTGACAGAATCAAACGTGTCAGCGACATTATTGCTGACCGTTCTGAATTGCATCGCCAAATTACTACGTACGGATATCTTCCAGCCGAACCAGCAACAAGAAAACGTCCTGAGCCCAAGAAACGGCCTAGCAGATCGACAACCGGCTCAAGGTTCGCTGACCTAGTACGATCAAAAATAAAGGCTAGGAAGGGCCAAAAACGTCGCAGAAGTTGACACGGCTATTGCAATAGAGGTACAAAGTACACATGGCAAGAACCATTCGCACAATCGAGGCAGTCACATCGTCCGCCGCCATGGAAGTGGATCGAGACGAAGGCATCATTCGTGGCGTCAAAATTCTAGGTCTTGTCAGCGACAACAACCGCAAGTATATGCCCGAAGCGGTACGAAAAGCTAAAAGCCTATACGAAGGCATCAAGGTAAACATCAATCACCCGGCTGAGTCGGGCGACGTTCGCAACGCAGAAGATCGTTTTGGCAAACTGATCAACGTCAAGTATGTCGAAGGCGAAGGGCTTTACGGCGACCTGATGTTCCTCAAGTCGCACCCTATGGCTGAACGCATCTGCGAAGCGGCAGAACGCAACGACATGAACGACACGTTTGGACTATCCCACAATGCGCAGGGCGACGGGCAAGAAGACGACGATGGCTGTTTTGTGGTAAACTCAATCGTGGAAGTTCGACACGTTGATTTAGTAGCGGACCCAGCCACAACAAAGTCACTACGGGAGGCGCGCACACGCATGAAAGCTAAAGAATCAAAAGCCGAAGACAATAAAAGTTCACGCGCAAACGTATGGAAGATGAATCTTAAAACATATCAAATTTCAGGCGGCAAGAAAGTCCTTGTTTTATCAAAAGAAGCAGAAACCACCATCTCATCAAACGGTGGCACTTCTGATACAAAAAATGTGAACAATTACGGCTTACTTTTGGCTATTGCTAAAAGCCCAAAATCGGGAAGTTACTCAACTCTTGGGACTTCTCCAAAAATGCATTATGAATGGAGTGGAGGAAAGATTGTAAAAACAATAGAGGAGGCCGACATGCCTAACGACGAAGACAAAGAGATGACTGAGTCAAATCAAATATCTAGTAGCATCGTGAGCCTTGAAAAACAATTTGAAAACGCTGTAAAGCAAATGCATAGCATAAACGCTGGAGTTAGTGACTTTATCAAAAGCAATGATGTAGGTCCAAAGACTAAGCAAAAGTTTACGAAAATAAGAAGCGACCTAAGCAATGCTATTAACGTTGCTAACAAAGTAAAAACAGATCTTGTTCACATGCTGCACCCCGGAGCCGATGGATCGGAAAACTTTTCTGAGGAAGAAAACATGAACGACGAAGATGAAATGATGACCGAAGCCGAAGACATGCCCGTAGAGGATCCTTCGGAAGAAGAGATGACTGAAGCGAGTGATTCCGGCAAGCAAGAGTACGCTGCCAAGGTTAAGCCGTTGGTCCAAAAGGCAGACAGCCTAGCTTCTGAGGCTAGGCAGAAGTTGCATGATGCTTCAGTGATAGTGTCGAATTTGAGCAACCATGTTTCCGGAAAACAATTAAAGAAGTATTTGAATAATATTGGCAACTTGCTGTCGGATTCAAAACAAAAGTGTTTTGACGCCGAAAAATCTTTGTCTGCGGCCAAATCAGGCGATTGGGATATTGATGAGTCAATAAACGACGAAGATGAAATGATGCCTGAAGCCGACGATATGCCAATGGACGAAGCCGACGACGAATTGGCAATTGAGGCAGAAGACCGCTACACCGAAGAAGAATACTCAGATGACGAAGAAAAGATGGCCATGGAAGGCTCATCGGATAACGTAGGTAAAACTTCTAGGGAGTGGGATGCGCACTTTGAAAAGCAGTCCCCTAAGATGCAATCCGCAATAAACGTAGGCTTGCATCGCGGCTTGTCTTATCCAGATGCAGCAAAACGGGCAAAGTCTTTAGTTAAGGAAGCAGTTGACAACAACGAAGAGGATAGGATGCCCATGGAAAGTAAGCGCCGTCGATTAAACACATTCTGTCGCAACAATGGCGTAACGCTGACCGAAGGCCTATACAAAGATCTTCGGTTGCTTCCTGAAATTGCACAGCGACGTTGCATCTTGCGAATCAAACTAGCAGCTAAGGCGCGCAAACCAAAGTCGTCTGGTAGTATGATGCCAATGACCGAAAGCAAGGTTCACACGGGCGACAACGTATTCAACTGGCTCAGATCCTAAGGAGTAAATAATGGGCAGCACTTTTGGTGGAAGTCGGTTTGTTTTGCCATCGGGTATTACAACCACTGTTTTGAATGTCCCTGCTTCGACTCAGATTAGCATCGGCGACCTGCTCTATTGGAACGGTACAGCAGCCGTGCCACTTAGCGCAGCAACCGGCTCGGGAACGGCCGCAATTGATCAGGCAACTATTGCCGCATCATTTGTCGGAGTCGCTCAACAGGGCCGCATTGCTGCTCAGACAACCACTGGGTATCCCGATTTTCCAATCACTGGGATCCTGATCGGCACAGACGTCGTATACGAGGCTACCTGCGCCTCGGCCACGTTTGAGTGCGGAGACCTAGTCGGCGTGCTTTCCGCTGCTACAGGGGCCGTGGGTGACATTGCAGACCAATCTGTGGTAGCGGTATCACAGCCAAATCTTGCAATCGGTTACGTTGTTAACAAGTACTCGACTGCAACGACACTTGTGCGAGTGAGACTGCTCGGAAAGAACCAAGTTAGTTTTGCTAATCCAAACGCACGACAGGTTGGTAGCGGTCAGGTTGCAGGGCCCGGCACTTTGGCCGCTGCTGCCGATACCACATTGACCGTGGCTTCCGCCTCCATTCAAGTCGGTGTCCCAACTGGCACCCGTGTTGTGACGCTCCCAGCCGTCGCATCATCCAAGGGCTTGGTGTTCTACGTGGTAAACAATGCGGCCGCAACTCACGCATTCACGGTGAAAAACGCAGGCGCAACAACCATCGGATCGGTGGCGGCAACCAAGACCGGAATCTTCTTTTGCGACGGAGCGGCGTGGTACGCCACCATCGGATCCTAACTTAACGAAAGGGGAATAGAATGAGTGTTAACACGATTAAGCTTCGCGACCTGTTTGAGTCTCGATCAAAGCAATCTAACGGCCGCCTTCGTTTCTTGACCGAAATGAAGAATGGCCTTGGGTTATGCGATAAGGCAGGCAACGACTACAAGGACTTTGCGGGCAATCGCATCCTTAAGGATCGTCACCTGCGCGCTGAAGATTTCAGCCTTGCGGAGCTTTGCGAAGCCATCGTAGGGCCGACTTGGAAGAACCTATTCAATCCTGACAGCCGCGAACTGGGCCGCTACACC